TGGGCTCGGAGATGTGTATAAGAGACAGGTTCAACTTACTCCCATCAGTACCATATACTACATATATATCATCTTTAGTAAGATAAGCTAAACTAGAAGTATCACCCCCTGGTGTACTGGATTCTATACCTGCTAGTGGTTTTTCATAAGAAGCGTGATTACTAGAAGTTACACCGCCTATATTCTGTACTGCACCATCTTTATAAGTAGCATACAAAGGCATAGCTGCACTATGTTCATAGTTTCTAAAGTCACCCAATCTATAAGGACTATTAGAACCACCAGTAGGTTTATTATATTTATAGCCTAAGTTCCCATTAGCCTTAATAGCACTTACTAATGAAGTGGGGTTATTGGCTTGAATTATCTGGATTCCATAGTTCCTATTCTTCAACTCTCCTAAAGTCATTGTAGATACAGTACTATGTATAGGCTTCCACTTTGACCACGGATTCACATTACTACTAGTACATAATCCACCTACATTTCTATTTGATATGCCTAATGTGTTTCCGACTAAACTTGTTGTTATACCCGAACTTGCTAAAGCCATATTATTTAGTTTTTATATTCTTTAATTCGTCTATCTCTTTTTTAAGGTCTATAATCTGTGCTTGTAATACTGCTACATATTGTGCATAATTGACAGATAGATATTTATCTTCTGTATTATCTTCTATAACTAGTTCTGGATATAGTTCCCTTACTTCTTGTGCTATGAATCCTATACTATCCTTACCATCCTTCTTATATGTAACAGGTTTAATGTAACCCCTATTCTCTAATGGCTGAATGTCTGTTTTAAGCCTAATATCAGAATAAGCAGTCACTTCACCTGTAGCTGTAAGTGTACCGACTTTAATGTTAGTTGGTAATTTCAAATAAGCATTACCACCACCGTTTACACTAACCGCCGAACTGGTATTAGTAGCTGTAGCATCTTGGATATAAATACTTCTAGTAGTACCCCAATTTGCCGTAGTAATGTTAGCAGTACCATTAAATGAAGTACCATTAATAGTTCTGGCTGTTTGTAGCTTTGTAGCACTACCAGCATTACCACTGATACTAGCACTACTAGTAATGAATCCTGCACCATTGGTTAACTGATTAGTGTTGTTTGGTATAGCTACACTGACTGCTGCACTACCATTAAATGACTTGGATTGATAGCCTGTAAAGGTTAATGTATTAGTAACCTTATTGGCTGCTGCTACTGTATCAGAAATATATGCCACATTTCTACTTATAGCTGCTGGTGCAGATGTAGCAGGTGCTACAGATTGACTACTAGTAGTATATGTAGATGTTCTCAAAGTAGGCGTTATAAATCTACTAACATAAAAGTTATATTTTGCCCCACCTCTAACATATACATATTCTGTAGAAGAATTTGTTAGTTGTCCCAATCCTCTTAAACAGCTAGATGTTCCAGCCCCCTCTTGATAAGCGTGTATAGTTCTTACTACTTGAGTCCAGCCCCATTGTGAACCATTAACTGTATAGTCCAGTATTAGAGCCATATTTTTATCACTTCTACTATTCCAAGTAGCATTAGCATTAGTATTACCTTCGATTCTGATTCTTGTTTGTTGTGAGTTTCCAATAACCATAGTTACAGGATACCAAGTATTATTATTCAAACCAGAGGCATCTATTGTTACAAGTTTATAACTCTCAAAATCAGTATGGTTCATTCCATCTAACTTGTCTGAATTACTAGCGTATGGAACTGTAATATTATTAGTAGTACCATTCTTTGTCCAAGTAAGGTAATTGCCATTAGTTCCTAATGCAGATACATAACTGCTATTATGATTATGGCTACTAGCTGCTTTACCATTTAAGGCATCTTGTAAACCACTAACATTACTAATTGAATGACTATGTGAACTGGCTGCTGCACCTACACTAGCTGCTGTTATATTGAAACTCTTTGCAGCACTACCATCATAAGCACCCTGTGAAGTACCATTCAAGCTAATAGTAAGTGCATTAGGATTTTTTAAAGCAGAAGGTACTGTAGGATATGCTGGTAAGCTGATAGTATTTCCACTAACATTATAACTTGTTGAACCAACCTTAACAGTACTAGCATAATTATGTGTATGCGTACTGGGGGTAAATGTTGAAGGTTTACTGCCAATTTCAGACCAGCTATAAGAAGGTTTAGTATCAGTTATCCAGTTTGGCTTATCTGTTAAATCATTCCAGCTACTTACACCACCGCCAACATTATCAATCAATTCCCTTAGAATCCTACCTTGATTGGCTGAAAGTGCTGCATCTGTAGCCGTACTGGTTAAAGCATCTACTATAGTAATACTACCACTTCCACCAGAAGCACCTGCACCATAGGCTGAAACTTCCTTCTCACCGATAACATTTACTTTAACCTTCAAATCTCCATTGGAATCAAAGTAAAAAGCTTTATTCCAGTTAGTTACTACACCATCCCAATTAGTAACCTTAGCAGATGTTATTCCATCCAATACAGACTTATTAGAATGTGTATGCTTCTTATTATTAGCATCATTCCAGTTAGTTCTTTCCGTACTGGTAATATGTAATGTTGTGTTACTTGTATGTGCGTTAAAGTCTGTAGAACTAACTGCACCCAAACTAGATAAAGTAGGATAAGCTGGTAAACTAATAACATTGCTAGCAGCATTATAAGCAGTATTACCTACCTTAACCGAACTGGCATAATTATGTGTATGTTCAGAAGGTGTAAAGGTGCTAGGTTTACCAGTAATCTCATTCCAACTATAGGAAGGTTTTGTAGATGTTATCCAACTAGGTTTATCGGTTATATCTTCCCAGCTAGAAACAGCACCTTTAGAATCTATCATATCTTTAAGGATTCTACCCATATTAGCACTTAAAGCACAGTCAGTAGCTGTACTGGTAAGTGCATCCACTATAGTTACAGTTCCAGCACCCGAAGTAGTTCCAGCACCATAAGCACTAATTTCTTTCTCGCCTATTACATTAACTTTTGCTCTTAAATCACCTGCACTATCAAAGTAAAATGCTTTATCCCATACAGTTTTATCTAGCTTGTTATTCCAACTAGTAAGATTGGCTTCTGTTATCTTATCTAATGTAGTCTTGTTAGTATGTGTGTGGTTGTTCTCATTCCACTTAACTATATTGGCATCTGTAAGTGCTGCTGGCTTCCCTTCTATATTAGTCCAAGTAACCTTAGTACCATCACCATTAACCCACTTCTTAGAAGCTGCATCATACTTTAATATCTGTCCGTCTGCCAGATTGGTTAGTGTTACATCTTCCAATTTAGATAATAGTGTACTACCACCAGTTCCAGCTTCTAATATCATCTCTCTTAATATCCTACCTTGATTGGCTGATAAAGCAGCATCTACAGCTACAGAATCCAAACCATCATAAATAGTAACTGAACCTGTAGAAGTGCTTCCACCACCTGTAGAGCCTTGACCATAAGCAGTAATTTCACCTTCACCAATTAAGTTTCCAGTAAACACTACCTTTGATAAATCTACAGTATAAGAACCATCACCATTATTAACAGCAGGTAGAAAGTTCCCACTTAAAGAAGAACTTCCCCCACCACCGCCAACATTAGTAACAGCTACATTACTGGCATTAACTACACCGTTACGAAATGTCTTATTTATGTTTGTTCTTGTAAATTGCATATTACTTCTTCTCTATTAACCGTATTTCCTGCTTACATAATCTATAATCTGTAGTAATACTATCCACTATAAAGGTTTTATTTGGAAGATGGTTATCAGTCATAGTAGCATATACTTTAAACTTGTTCTGTAGGTTCAGATTCAGAATAGCAGAAGGTGTACTATATTGTGTTACTAGCCTATATATAAGATGCTCTTCCAGTCTATACATCTGCTTAGTAGCCTTATTATATACGTTATCCAGATAAGTAAAGCTAGTACCATTAGCACTATAGCAAACTGCACTATAGTTACATTCCTTATTATCCCAAGTACATATAGCAAATTCTTCTGAATCCATCTCATTAACAAAGTCCTCGTTTATAATATTGCTGTATTCAGTATCAGAATCCTTTTCTTCTTCCTTCTGGAAGTTCTGAACTTTAGCCTGTATATCGAAGTCACTAAGGAATACTGCATCACATCTATAGCTATTATCCACCTTGTGCGGATGGTATAATGTAAAGGTAGGTTTACCAGTAATCACTTCATTAGTGTTAGGCATTGGAATAGCGTAACCTTCACCATCTATTCCCATCTTCCAATCAATGTTATTTTTAACAGGGAATACCCTGTTAATACAATGGTCTGACTGTCCTTGATTATCAAAGTATAGTTTGAATGTACTATCTGTAGAAGTCCACCTAGAACCATTCCAGTACATACTACCATACTTTAACTTACAGTCTATGTAAAGGTTATCTGGGTTGAAGTCATCATTCTTGTTACTATACCCCTGCATTATATACATCTCACCTTCCCTATCCATAAATAGGAAATTACCCTTAATAATCAAGTAGGTAGAACCACCAATGAAGCTAACATTATTATCATTTACTTCCAGTTCAAACAATGGTCTTAGTTTACCATCATAAGTATTATGAACGTGTAATAATACATAGTCTGTAAAATTGATATTATTGTACTTCTTATTAAAATCAGTAACCTTATCAAAGAAGGCTTTACAGATAGTAGCACCTACATAGTTCTGTGTAGTAGCATAGTTAATACTAGAAGGTGCTGATATTTGTGCTAATGTGGTCTTATTATAATAGTAACATTTATAGTTACTGTTCTTTAGATACTTAAAGAAACATTTGTGCATACCACCTTTACCATCTTCATTTACTTCCTGCACATAAGACCAGCTACCACCATAGTTAGTTAAATAGTCCTCATCCCAGATACTAGGTATAATGCTGTCAAAGCTGTATAGACTGTCTTTAACAGTAACCTTATTATATACATTATCTAAGGATAACTGACCACCATTTTCAACATAATCACTGGCTTCTATTTCCTTAGATTGCTGCAAAGTAACCTTAGTAGGTGTTTCTGTTCCTAAAGTAAATCTATAGTAAGTATTGATTCCATTTTTAATAGCATCATAATCCAAGAAGTAAACCTTATCACCATCAGCTACAGCAGTTACATTAAGGTATTTACAAACTTCTTCCAGAACTTCCTGCATAGTCATAGGTTCATCATCTTCATCAAAGAAGTTCTGTTCACTGATATACATCTTACTAGGTAAACAAAAGTCAGATGTAGCATTTAATTGTGTATTATCTGAAATATAGAAAGAACTATAAGCATTACATTTACTAAGCAGATGGTTTATAATCTGGGTAAATGAAACTATATTCTTCTTACCGCCTATAGTGGTGTACTTATAATACTGTAATGTGCTAAGTGCATCTATGGCTTCTACCTCTATTTCTTCTAATTCATTCTCATAGCCTTGGCTGTATAGATTGGGTGTTACATACCCAACCCATACAATACCACTAGCACTACTAAGAACTACCTTATTCTGTTGTGCTGTACTACTATACAAATCAAACTTATAATCGTCTGTAATCATTCCTATAGTAGCACTGCTATACTTACAAGGTTTATATAAATGTGAATCAGAAGTTTCTAACTCAGTTATGAATGGTGTAGCAGATAAAGTAATGTTCTGCACTTCTCCAGAACCTATTTCCAATGTGTATAGCTTCTCATTTATATCATAGAATTGTGCTGTATATTTCATCTTACTTTAGCTGTTTTATTATTGTAATTGGCTAGAACTCCTACAAGTTCCTTGCCTCTAATCTTAAACTCTACCTGACCACCGCCAGCAGAACCTATAATCCCATTACCATTAAGCAGGTTAAACAGATTCCTTTGCTGTCTGTTATTAAGAATCATTTCACCAGCATTTACCCTAGCCAAGTTCATATCTCCAATAGTACTATTGCCAGCGAATATACCACCAGTACTAAAGGAAGGAATACTAGCCAAAGCTGCTACTACAGCCGCTGCTGCTGCACCTGCCAACAACCATCCTACAAACGGGGTTTGGGCTGCACTGGCTACACCACTGGCAATAGCTTCACCTTTCTTGGCTGTAGTTAATGCTACAATTTGTGGAATAGCTGCTGCTACAGCACTAATCAAATTAGCACCCCAACTTAACCAAGCTGCTGCACCTTCATTGGTCATATTGGTTACAGAACCCATAATAGAAGCTATAGCACCTAAACTTTGTGCATAATCATTATTCAGTTTGATATTCTTATTAGTAATAGGGCTACTAAACTTAGGAAGTGAAGTAGGTATTTCTGGCTTCACCATACCAGCCAAACCAGCAGGTTTGCCATCTAACTTACCAATAGGTGCATTAGGATATTTGTACTGGAACTCTATTACCCTCTTCTGTTCAGTAAGTGCATTTAGTTCAGCATTGATTCTTATCCTATCTTCATTACTAATAGCTAGGTTTAATTCCTTTCTTAAAGATGCCATCTGTGCATCCAGTTCTACTAATGAACCAGCAGGAATAACAGGTTTTAATTTAACCTCTCCATTATTAAGACCATCCTTTAAATCCTGTCCTGCATCAGACATATCTTTCTTAATAGTACCAGCCTTATCAGTAAAAGTTATAGCCTTATCTAGCATATCCTTTACTTCTTCACCGACTTCCGAAGTAAAGATATTCTGGAATCTAATCATATTCTCTAGGCTCTCATCTGTAGCTTCTTCCAGTTCCTTAACACCTTTAGTATAAGTATCTAAGCCTTCACTACCTATACCAGCACCGCTAATCATCATTAAGTAACCTAGATTCCTAGTACCTTTAGCATCTGACTTCCTTTGCTTGTACTTCTCTAAATCTGCATATTCCTTAGTAGATGGGTCTAATAAACTCTCATATAGCTTCTGTGCTTCCCTAGCATCATTAATACCAGTAACACCTTTAGCCTTCATTACTTCTTGAATCTGTTCCCAGAAGTACTTACTTTTACTTTCCCTCTCTAAGATTTCCTTCTTGGATAATTCTATGTAAGTGTTATAGGCTGCTGTTCTTTCCTCATTACTAATACCCTTCTTAGTAATAAGGTATTCATAGTTATTTCTTTCTGCTTCTAATCTATCTGCTTTAGATTCACCAATAGCCATAGCCATCTTAGCATTAGATAAGGCTTCTGTATATCTCTTAGCAAGTCCGATAGCATTTAATATCCCATTCTCAAATACAGTCCAATCACCACTATATAAAGACGAAAAGAAGTTATCTACAGTAGTCTTAGCAGTACCTACTACAGTATTCCAGTCCTGTTGTGCTTCTCTGGAACTATTAACAGCAGCATTAAATGCTTCTCCTGCCGTCATTGCTACACCTAGCACACCAGCAAATCTTCCTATAGTGGCTGTGATATTCCTTCCTACCTGCTGAAACTGTTGTACTTGTTGTGTGGACTGTCTTATGTTGTTATCGAATTGACTACTATTTAATAATAGTCTGGTTACTAAATCAGCCATATTTAATTATGTGTTGTATATTGTTTAGCTTTCTCTTTCAATCTCTTAATATCTTCATTACTAATAGATGTTTCTCCTATAGTATCACTATCCCAAGTAAACTGCATTATATCAGTAGGCTTTAACTTCTTAGTGCTGTTACATTGTGCAATTACATAAGCTATCATTCTAGCCTGTTCCCAGCTATTTCTGTCCTTCCTATGTAGATTGCTAATCAATGGTTCTAACTCATACATCTGCATCTTATCTAGTACATATTCTGGGTCTAGTCCACCTTCTATTACTAAGGCTGAATATATCTCCTTAGTGGTTAGGACTTTTTTTTAGCATCCGTATTATTAGTAATGAATAGCTGCTGCTTCTCCAGTTCCTTCTTTAAGAAGTTCTGGAACTCTACCATAATACCCATATCTTCATCTATGGCTTCTATCAGTTCCTCAAAGGTTAGTGAACTGTCTGGATTATTAGCCATTAAGACACAGTAGAAGAATAGATATTCATCTGTGATAGTCTTTAACTCAAATGCCTTACCTGTAATCTGTTCATAGATAAATAAGGCTCTAAGAGTATATTTCAGTTTGTAGTCTTGTCCTTTAATAGTCATATCAATAAGTATTAAATAATAAAGCCTTTACACCTCCATAACCTAGAGATATAAAGGCTTATAATTATGCTGTCTTTGTAAGTGCTCCAACACCTTCAAATGAAGCTGTAAATGTTGCATTATCTCCATTAGGTGCATTAGCTTCAAGTGCTGTAATAATAACATTACCCGAATATGTTCCAGTAGTGGCTGGCAACCATCCACCAGAAGGAACTTCATCTTTCTTTGTTGCGTAGTCTTTCTCTAAACAGAATACAGCCTTAATAGGTGTTCTGGCTGTCAGCTTATCGAATAACTGTTCAAAAGTCATACCTTCACCATCATTAGAATAAAGGTTCTCGGTACTACAGTTCCAGCTAATCTTTCTAGCAGCCTTAGCTACCCATTTACCACCGCTATCCTTAGAAGTGGTTTCTACTGTTTCTACATTTATACTTAGTTTGTGGCTAGTGGCAAATGCTATAGACTTATCGTCAATAAATAGCATTAAGTCACCACCGTTAATTACTTGTCCTGCCATTTGTCTTTATGTTGAATGTAAGGTTTTGAATGAACGTATCTTCTATGTAATCTTCATCTGCATTAGTCATTCTAATATCCTGTATGTTAATACCAGAATAGATTCCCCTTTTACCTTGTAAAGCATCCTTTACTAAGTCAGCAATTTCTATACTTTCATTGTACTTATCAGAAGCTATAACTACTTCTACATAAGTATCTTCCTTATAGATAAACCTATCTTTACTATCAGATGGTTCTATACCAGTTCTTCTATAAACAATAAAGGGAAATGTAGTACCAGTATCAGCAATTAAGGGATATATTTTATTATGTACCCTGCCAGTAACATTAGCATCATTACTAAGCAGGTTATATATTGCTTTGCCTACTTGTAAACTCATCGTCTGTTTCTATTTGCTATTCTCTGAATTGACTGGCTAATAAGGTTATCCATACTATTAAAGATTTCCCTTTCCTTATTGGCTTTAGCTGTTCTAAAGAAATGTACAGCAGTTATACTACCTCTATTGGCTGATACTCTCTGCCTTCTTATTGGATTCCGACCTCTAACAGATGCAGTATTATTACCAGTGGTTCTTCTAACTCTAGTACCAAGTTCAAAGAACTTCAATCTAAAGTCCCCCATAATATGTACTTTAGCTTCTTCTCCGTTTCGGTCAGCATTAGATTTAACCCCTGCTGCTAAAGTTCTACCATTCCACCAGTTTCTACTGGAAGCTGCCCTACCTAAAGCCTGTCTTAGTTGTCTTTTAGTTTCTGTTGCCAGAATACCAGCACCCTTTCTCAAAGCACTTCTATAAACCTGCCTTTGCTGCCTACTAGTCAAATCCGCAAACATAGAAACTACCTGTCTGGCATCTACTTCTATGTTATTCATTTATCAATTCAGTTACTATAGTGGTTGATTGCTTATATAATTCTGGATTTATGCTAAGAATCCTGTACTTCCTTCCATTCCAAAGGATTCTCATATTCTCATTTACCTTATGATAATATCTAATAGTAAAGGTTACAGTATAAGAATGAACTATTTCATTATTCTGATTCTGTCTATTACCACTGTTATAAGTAACATTAGACCTAGTGCTAATAACATCTCTCCAATCAATAGAGTTAGCACCATAGCCATCTTTAATAGCTACAGGTTCTTGTATGGTAATAGGATAATGTAATGTTCCTGCTCTCATTTAATTGTGTATTTACGGTAAAGTCCTATCAGATATTCATAACTATAGGGAATCTTAACTACTGTACCATAACTAACAGGTTCTCTATTTGCATAAAGATTACCTATCATTAGTAACATAGCGTGAATTATAGCAGGTGGTAAAGTACCACCTACTTCTAATTCATCTAAAGCTATGTCTAAATGTTTAGATACCGAATCCTCTGCTACAGCTATTAAGTCCAGAATGTACATATCATCTGCCCTAAAATCCTCATCTACTAGCAGGTGTTTCTTTGCTTGTTCTAAAGTTATATACATAGCTTACTACTTATTAAATAGACTATAATTAGGCTTTAAGAACCCTCTTAACAAATGCTTCTTTTCTTCTAGGCTTAGCATCAAAGTAAGCATTGATTACAAGTCTTACCTTACCATTAGCAGCCTGTGTAAATGGGTCAACAGTTAAGTCAATTCCACCCCATTGACCGATAACCAAATCAGCGAAATTACCGAAGATTACGCCCTTACCAGCTACAGCAGAAGTAGAAAGAACTGGATAACCGTTTACCTCATTACCTTCCATCAGATACTTACCTGTATCAGTACCCTTGTCAGTAGTCTTTAAATCAGCCTTAGCAGAAGGTGAAACAATAAACTTAATATCACCTCTCACATTCTTAGCTTCCAAATCAGCTTCCATCTTAACAATATCCTTGTAAGTGATAGCATTGCTATCTGCTACTACAGCATTAAGCATACCAGCAGGTTTCTTTGCATCACCAGCTTCACTACCCAAAATAGTAGCTTCAAGTTTGTTAGCAATAGCTGAAACAATATCTCTCTTTAGCATTTCCTCAGCAGAATTAGAATCTTGAATTAAGAATTGCTTAGATACGTCGATATATGCAGTAAGTCTTTTAGGCTCTAGGTTTACTTCTGAGAATGTACCACCGCCATTAGAAGCAGCATCAACTTCACCAGCCCAACCTACATTTGAACCAGAATAAACAGGAATAGAAACATTACCTACAAGTCCAGTCATATAAGAAGCACCTGCTTGTGCCAATACTAAACTTGCTCTCAATGGTTCAAGAATACCCAACTTATCTTCTGCTACATTCTCCTGTCCTGCTGTAGCTACAGTAGCTTTAATATCACCTCTTTCCTCGATAGGAAGTACAATCTGTCCGCTATAAGACTGACCAGCCTTGCGCATTTCTGCAATACCAGCAGTTACTACTTCCTGTGCTCTCTCGTCTAATTGTCTGTTATTGGCTACATCATTGATAGCCTTTAAAAGTGAAAACTTTTCCTTCATAGTATTAGTTGTATGTGTTGTTTGTTTAAGATTATCTTCTTCAATCTTCCTAATCTGAATATCTATATCTGCCGCTTCTTTAGTAAGTGCATCAAATTCTACCTGCTCGCCAGCATTTAGCTTTCTTACTTCCTTCTCAGCACCAGATATAATTTCCTCTGCTCTCTTTTGAAGCAGTTCCTTTTTGTCCAGTAGTTCTAAGGTGTTCATTAGTTTAACTTACTCCTAAGTCCAGCGAAGTAATCTTTTAAATCCTCGCTCTCTAAATCCTGCATCTTTCTTAATGCTACAGATGTATCTGGATATGCTTCCTTATATACTGGTGATACATCGAATAATTCTTTGAAGCTATTGATAGTTCTTAAATAGCTACCATCTTCCTTCTTAGTCCAAGTATCTTTACCGATAGTAAAGGCAAATGAAGAAGTACTAATATCACCCCTTCTAAGACCTTCTAACAGTTCATCACCTAAAGCAGTGTTAGGTGCTTCAAACCTGTATTTAAGTCCAGTATCATCTATAGTTAATTCTAGGCTTCCAGTACCGTATTTAGACCTGGCTAATATACCTCTATCCTCATTGTGATTCAGTAAGCATAGTATATCAGACTTTTCTAAAATACCTTCTAAGGCTGTAGGTTCTATTACTTCAGTAAAGCCACCTAAATCCCTAGACTGCTTACCGAATACTAAAGCATACCCTTCTACAGTCCTAGAATCCATCTTTACAATTTCATTACAGTTTCTTAGTTCTCTCATAGTATTGTTATTATTCCAATAGAATCCAACCAGTATTATCTATCTGATTCTGTAATGCTGCTACCTGTTCCTTTAATAGCTTGTTCTGTTCCTCTAAGGATTCAATATACTTTCTTAATGCAGAATCATCATAATTACTAAGCCCAGCCAGTTTCTGTTTCTCTGGTGTTGTGTAATCTTCTGTAGATAACTGCTTACCGTCTACCTTATCAACTTTGGTATTAACAACATCTTTAATACCTTGTAATTCATCCTGTAAATCGGTCTGCTTAGTAATATCACCTTCTATAGTACCCCATACAGCATTAACTGTACTACCAATCTTGGCACTGATTCTATCCAGTTCTAATACTCCTTCTTTAGTTGCTCTCTGTAGTTCCATTACTTCAAATAATAATTAGTCTGCCCCTTTACTACCTCATCATAATAAGCATCATTAAACATAGCATTAGGACTTTTAAAGCTGTAGCTGTAATAGATTAGTCCAGATTGTAGCTTATCTAGGTCAGATGAATTTATAACCGCCTTATCTATTCTATCTTCTTCTACTATACCAGTCAAATCACCACCCTTAAAACTACATTCTATAAACTCTGCTGGGTTTGTGGTGTAAAGTCTAAGTATAAATTCAGAAGTGTTTCTTACCCTAAAGGGAATGCCGTCCTTATCTTCCAACTTAATATTGAATACCAAGTCAGTTCCCTTGTAAATTGTCTGTATCATTGATTATATTGTTATTAGATGGAATGTTATTAGCAGCATTTTTAATCTCCATTAGATTCACTTGTACGAAATGGGAATCTCCACCATCTACAGCAGGTAAATCCAACTGCTTTCTAATCTCATTGGCACTAACCACACCAATATTAAACAGTGTATTGTAGTAGTTTGCTAAAGATTGTTTGTCTGCTCTTAGTAATACAGAAGTATCAAATCTTACATCTATTCTACTCCTTTCAGAAGGCTTGTACAGCTTCCTTTCAAACTCTAATTCTATCTTCTCTAGTAATGGTGATAATGTATCAGTAAGAAAAGCCAGCTGGGTAGCCTCAACAGTACTATAACTGCTCTTGGATAAGTCAAATGCTTTTACAGGTGATACCCCGAAGAACCTACAAATATCAATTACATTAAACTGTCTGGTTTCTAATAGTTGTGCATCAGCAGGATTCACTGTAATAGGCTGGAAATCCATATTACCTTCTAATACAGCTACTCCATTAGGTGTACCAGTAGTAGGACTAAAAGCAGTCTGCCAGCTAGTTTTTAAATCTACCTTCTGCTTACCAGTTAAAGTAGATTGTACTTTAAGAATACCAGCCAGATTAGCACCACCTTTAAAGAATCCTTGTGCGTGTGATTCGGAATCTGTAGCCAGTCCCAAAGTCTGTCTGGCGTGTTGTAAAGTACTGATTCCAGTAATACCATCATAACTAAAGTTCAGTATATGAATCATATTACAAGGCTCTACCAGTCCTTTAATACCTACAACACTATATTTAATTCCGTCCTTCTGTTCAGTAATAGTAACATAATCTGGCTGTAAATAATGAAGTGCTACTGCATCTCCTTTAGCATCTCTTTCTATATAAGCATATCCATTGCCTTTAAGCAGTGTGCTTACTATCAAAGTCTTTATAAAAGTAAACCTGCTCATCTTATTGTTCGGCTCTTTGTTCAGTAAGTAGTAGGTAGGATGCTTAATAAACTTCTCCTTATAACCAGAATCAGTAATATAATATGGCTCTAATGGAAGCTGTGCTACTGCATCACTAATAACATCTACACACCTGTAGACTGTAGATAATAACATAGCCTTATTAGTGGTATAGCTGCCATTCATATTATACATTAAGGAATCACAGAATAACCCTCTGGTTTCCTGTTCTGGTTCTTTCTTTTTAAACCAATTAGTAAAAATTCCCATTAAATAGTCAGTATTTCATTTGTGTAATGTGGTGTTCTCAGATACATACCTAAAGCCTGTATCATTGCTATAGTTCCATCTATCTTCTTTTTATCTACTGCCTTATTCGGTTTAACATTTCCATTATAATCAGACTTCAAAGTAACATTTCTAAAGCAGTACCTATTTATTTCATTGTTATCAATAACTGCCTTACCAGATAGTATCAGCCTTTCCAGTTCTCTAGTAGGCATATTAAAGTTACCTAGTGTTTGTGGATATTCTTCTAATGGTAATCCCTGCTCTGTAGAATCTATAGCCCATTGTGTAGCATTATACTTGTCATATCCTACAGACTGGATATTAACTACATCAGCATATCTAAGCATATCAATAGTTATATAGTCATAATCAGTAACATTACCACTGGTAACAGTAAGATACCCCTGCTGCTTCCAGTATTTGTAAAGTTCCTTATCTGCCTTATCCTTTAATGCCGATTCTGGAAGATAGTAATGTGTTTTGAAGTGGTAAGTACCATCCTGTACTACTAAGTAAGCTACAGCAGTCAAATCCGAAGTAGCAGCTAAATCCACACCTACATAGCAATCCATACCAGCAAACTTATTAAGGTCTACTTCCTGACTGCACTTAATAATATAGTCCTCTGGTAGCCACACATTAGAACTGTCACACCATAAATTCAAAGTCTTAGTTTTAACTCCGACTTCATCAGCAGGGTTATTTATTGCCTGTTGTACCTGTCCTCTAATGTATTTGGAAGTTACTGTAATATCCAAGTTTGGTGCACATTTAACCCAGTTCTTTTCATCTCTCCAATCATCATCAGCATCTAAAGAATAGATAACTATAAACATTTCATCATCTACCTTTAAGCCATTAAGCACTTCTATAGCTACGGTTCTTAATTGATAACAGGGTAAAGTTTTGTCAAATCCAGCAGTAGTAATAGTACAAAGATGTGGATTCATCCTCATCCCCATACTGGACTTAATAACATCACGTACTTTACTATTCTTAGCAGCGTGATATTCATCCAATAAACCAAAGCTGGCATTAAATCCATCCAGCTTACTATCATCAGCAGCCAATACTTTCAACTTGGAATTAGTAAGGTTAAACAGAATATCAGCTCTATAGGCTGTAAGATACTTGCCTTTAGAATCCAATCCCTTACTAAACTTGCTACACATATCAAAGGCTATCTTAGCCTGCTCTTTACTATTAGCAGCCAGTAATACTTCTGCACCATCTTCACCATCAGCTATTAAATAATACAAGCATAAGGCAGCAGCCAAAGCTGTCTTACCCTGCTTTCTACTTACTTCTATATAGCTGCTAGTATATCTTCTGGTAGTAGTTCCCTTCCAGTAGAATCCAACTATATTAGCTATTATAAACTGCTGCCATCCTTCTAAAGTGAATGGTTTACCAGAATGTCTACCTGTATAATGCTTCAATGTGCTAATGAACAGAATGGCTCTATCTACCTTGTCCTCTTTAAATTCCAAATCATCCCTTTTAAGGTCATTCTGGAATCTCTTACAAGCCAGCTTAATTGTTTCACCAGCTATTATTTCACCATTAAGAACCCTACTACAATATTCATAGTAAAGTTTGGTATTCATTACCTAGTTTCCTTTCCTTCCTTTATAAACTGCTCAAATGGGTTATACCCGTCCTGTTCTACTTTAGGCAATTTAGTTCTAGCCTTAGCTGTTAGTCCGAACTCCAGCATAACTTTCATAGCTTGTGTTTGAGCATCTTTAGCAATCTTAATAGCTGGGTGCGGTGCAATGTTACCCCTATCACTGGTAACAGTCAAACCTTCATCTTCTAACTGTTTGGATGCCTTAATGAACATACTGTAGTTTCTAGCCAGCATTGTTAAAGCTGCACTATCCACATTCTCTAACATACCAGTACTATCTAGCTGTTCCAGTACATTCTGCATATATACCTTAGCATCCTTTTCAATGTCCTTTGGAATAGTGTAATTTATCATATTATAGCTGTCTCTTATACACATCTCCGAGCCCACGAGACAGGCAGAAATCT